GTTATAAAGTCTTTTTAAAATAAGTTCATCATAAGGAACAAAGTCTGGCTTAATATACAATTGTTTATTAATTTCTTTTGTTAGATCTGACTCTGTTTCTTTTGCTTTAATAAATCTAACAGACTCGAAGTAGGTTCTTCCAGACATGTGCATTACAAATTCTACTAAGTTTGAAACTTTGTGACATGAAAAACAAAAAAATGTTCCGTTAAACTTATCAACTTCTCCTGCTGGGGTTCTAGTATTATTATGATATGGGCAAAAAACTATATAGTCAGAATCAATCTCTGACTCAATTGTTACACCTGTTCCTGTAAGGATTCTTTTGATTTGCTCTTGTGTGTAGTTATTACCTTGTTTACGTCGATCCCTGCTATCCATTCAGTATTCCTTTTCCCTGCGTATACTCCGTGTATTGATAATTCAAATTCAAAATATTTGTTCTTTTCATTATACCCTATTGTAAAGTCTGGGTCAATATCTATTCTTGGAACATACCCAGTTAACTTCATTTCTAGAACTAATAATCTAATGTATTCATTTTTTAATCTACCTATTGAGGACTCGTCTTTGATCAAACCTTCAAGATGGAACTTTTTGATAGGCTTATGATGAAAGAATGTAGGAGGCGTAACTGCCTGATTTTTGTCCATACCATATTATAACTACATATCTTAACCTTTATCCTCAAAGTCTTTATATCTATAATATCCCTTATCAAAGTCTACTTGGACTAAAAAGTCACCCATAAAGCCATTACGGTTCTTTCTAAAAGCACATTCGATAATATCACTATTAGTTGCACGACCAAGTGCAATAACCCAATCTGCATCATAGGCAATCTGTCTTGACCATGCAGTTTGTCCAAGAGTTGGAACACCACTTAAATCATTAACGTCGTCTGGTGTTGCAGATGAGATAGCGATAATAGGAACTTCTTCACCAATAGCCATGAGTTTAAGTTCTCTTGAAAGGTTCTTCATTCTTACCGTTTCATTATCTGACTTTTGATTAGGAGCCATCAACTGAAGGTAGTCAACGATCACAAAGTCTGGCTTATACTGGTCAATCTTTCCACGAAGAACTGAAGGATTGATTTCACCACCTTGGTCATTAGAGATAATATGAAACTCTGGCTTTCCCTGAAGATGCTTTGCATGCCAAGCCTTTAGCGTGTCAAGTTCAACATCACCATTTGAAAGTTTTCTGTGGGACCAAAGACCTTCACCCATAATTGTAAATACGCGGTTACGAACTTCTGTTTCTGACATCTCAAGTGAAATTACAAGGGGTGTCTTACCCTGCTTCCAAGCCTGTACAGCAAAGTATAGAGCCATCCATGACTTTCCTATACCTGGGTATGCTAGAAAGACTCCTAACTGCCCTGGCATAATTCCAGAAGGTAAGTAGTTGTCAAATCCTGGTAGATTTGTTTTAATACCAACATGACCGAGGGCCTGCTGTTCTTTTAGATTTTCAAAATATAGTATGGCAGACTGTAGGTCAGTAACATCAATATCACGAATTGCCGAAGTATTCTTTTTGAGTTCAGATGTATCTGTAATTAAACCATCAAGGGCTTTATTTCCATTGCCAGCCTGAACATCACTTGCAGCAGACCTTAAAATATCCTTAAGGCTATCGGTTAGATATTCGGTCTGTAATTCTTCCAGGTGATGCTTTGTTGCTCCAACGCCGTCTACTGGCTGAAAGTCTCTAAACTTATCCAATACAAGTGACATTGGTGGTACTGCTTTATTGTGCTCAAAATAATTTCTTATAAAGAGCCAAACATCATTGTGAGTTCTAAGTAAATTATCAACATTTGCTTGCAATAAAACATGCACTTGTTTATCATTAATAACTGCTGAGATTAGTTTTGCCTCTGTATTATTCACTTAACCACTCCTTAGCCATTCTCCTACGCTCAATTCGTTCCTTAACATCTTGCTCTTTTTCTAGTTTTGCTTGTAGTATTTTTTCCGCATTGTACGCAAAGTAATTCCAAGTAGGAGACTGAGAAACAACAAAGTAATACTCAAGTAAATCATAACATCCTCCAAGTCCATAAGACTCTATAAGGGCATCGGAAGCCCACTGCTCTACATTTAAATTAAGTGATGGCTTTAACTTGTACCTTGCGGTATGATACTTGCTGTATCTTGAAAGCAAAGCCATTCGGTCTTTGCGTTCAGCCATTACTCGTTAATTTCTGCTTTTGCTTCGTTAATCTTTTCGGTCAACTTATCTTCAACAAACTTGTATACACGCTCAAAGGCATCGTTAGTATTTTCTCCATCACGCTTAGAGTCAACAATACCAAGATCAAGTCTTAGTGATTGAAAATTTCCCAAGTTGAGTGTATAGCCTAGTGTTACCGATACCTTAGTTTCTTCGTTTTCCATTTCATACCCTTTTCTATTAAATAGATTCGGCCCAGATAGGGATAAATCTTCCATCTTCAGTTCTCGTATATGTAAGTATACCGTCCCCCATACGCCGTGTCAACTCTTGCTGGCTAGGAGTAATATCATTTGTTATTAATTTGTCTTTTCTTGGTCTACCAATATGGTATGTAGCAAGTGTATCACGAATCTCTCGTACCTGCGATTCTGAATAATAGGACCTAACTTGCCACCCAGTTTTTCCACCCTTTTGTGATCCAGTAGGAAAAGGAATGACTCCTCGTTTCATTAATGATGGCATATATTTTTTATGACGATTAACTAAATCAGCAGTCTGTCCAACTGTATAGGCTCTTTCTCTTTTATTTTTAAAATCACTAATTAAACAACTTTCTATATGATCTTTTGTAATATTATAAACAGACATAATCCCATTGGACTTATTTAGGTGATGTATTCTTACTAGGTCACCATTAAGAAACCAGACTTTTTTATTCCCTGGAATTACAGGGAGGACATTGTAGCCTTCGCTCTCAATACTTCCTTTTTTAACAGCCATCTGCCCTCCGAAGATTCTTGTGGTGGATGAAAAAACTTTCTTTCTCCACACGATATACAATATGTTTCAAGGTGTCCGATACTACTATGTTGTCTATCAAGAAACATTCTTCCGTTACATCTAAAACATTTTAGCACTAGTTGGGTACTCCAATAATAATAAGATTAACATCTACAGAAACATCTCCAGATGTATTAAATCTTACGATACCCTCCAGACTAGAAGTTGTTATGCTTTTTAATATCACTGTTACATTTTTTCCAGCAACAGTATTTCCAGTATTTATAGGTGTTGCTGTTGCAATTGGAGCATACTTAAATTCACCAGCAAATGAGTATGTAAATGATTTTTCCTCTCCTGCAGTAATAGTTCCACTATTGACAACACGAACATTTCCACCTATAACTCTTGCCTCTGTGGCCTTAATGTTTTGCTTGCCAGCATTTGGAGTGTCAATAGATGTATACCTATAGGTTGCTGGAGAAATTGCCGTAGATAATTCATTAATTGCTTGAGCCATCTGCGATATATATGTTACATCTAGTGGTTGACCACGTTCGGGTAAAGGTATTTTAGCCATAGTAATTCTATTATACCATTAAACCAGTGTGAGCGTAGTCACTAAAGATTTATCACTTCAGATGTAAAAATTGCTGCGTCTGGGAAATACTCTTGTGGATATGTTGGTAACTGAATTGCAACCTGAATTGATATAGGAGATGAATCTAGCAATGTTGAAAACTGAGTAGAGGAAGAACTGGATATATAATTCCAATTCCCTGAGTCAAACTTAAAATAAATATCAAACTGTTTTATATTATATCCAGTTGGCTGCTTCCAAACCATGTTTACCACATCTGATACCACAGAAACAGAACAGGTCGTCTCTGGTGATTCTTGTTTAGATACAGAATGATATGGAGACCAATGAGAAGATCTATTTCTATCTGATGATATAACTCTATATCTTACGTAATACTTATTATCAGTTCCATTGAATGCTGGAAGATCTTCTTTTTTAATTACTACCTTTTTTATATTTGCCACTATAGCACATCCATGCCAAACCTAAACTCTATATGATTTGTTGTATTTGGTGCTTTAAGGATAGGGTTTGAGTTTTTAATAAGTGAATACCCAGATAGCCCATATAAAGGATTTGTAGATGTTGTGTTTTCTAATCTTAAAGCATCTAGGCAGACATAATAGTCATCAGATACAACCCCATCCTTAATTACTGACACATAGAACTTAACTACATCTACAACGTTCCATGTAAACCCAGAACTTTTGTATAATTCTTCAAACTTTTTAGTAGACACAAAATATCTATTAGTTGCAAAATCTATGTTTGCGTCTGTATCTTTAATTATTGTTTCAAATCTTGCCCACTGACCTGTTCCATGAACATCTGATTCGGCAAACTCTAACAATATTCTTACTTCATCTGGCTGAACTAAAGACTCTCCGTCTTTATTTATTACAGAAAAGGCTAATCGAAGATCATCTGTTGGTGCATTTTTATTAAAATCTACATTTGCCCCTGTCAGGTGAATATGCTTTGAGTTATTCGGAACAACTAGATGACTATCTGTAACAGATAGACTTGTTACGTCGCCCCTCATAACTAAGATATTATTTAAAAACCTACATCTTTCATAGCGGTCTTGTCTTTCTTGATTTGTAAAAATCTTATTATCTGCATTAGTATAAAATACAAGATCTGTTTTATTAATAACGTTATCTTCATTGTCTAATGGAACATAGTAACTTGGTATTGATACCGCAGCAGTTTCAGTGTGATATTCCCAATTTTCATTAAAATTAAATGAATAAACTGTTTTGCTGTCATAAGAGCCTGCAGTAGGGTTAGATCCAGCAGACCAGATACCAACCTCTGTTATTTCGTATCTTTCTTCTGTTGACCAATAATTTCTGTCGTTGGTATGGCAGTTCCAGAATATAAAAACGATACTTCATCGCCATCAATGGCAGTAATTTGTTTTTTGCCATCTATATTTGACAATGAAGAATTTATAAAAATATAATCTCCAACAATAAAGTCATGACCTACGGCTGTAACAGTTGCAAGAGTGGTTGTGGCTGTGACTGAGGATATATCGAAGTAGATGTCTGAAACAGGCCTTGAACCGCATCCTATGGCTATATATGAGGCATAGGCTGGTGCCTGCCCAACCAGGTATTTGGCTAAAATATTCTTACCAGTATTAGTTATCATTTGCGCTCCATCTAGTATATTGTATCATCAAACATCTCTCCATTATTAATTATTTGAACATCTACCTGCTCATCACTCTCAATATCAAGAATGTTTATAATTAAATTACCAGTTATAGGGTCTATATACACTATTTCTCCATTTGGCCCTGTTCCATCTACTGGAAGGCGATCTTCAAACTTGATTGTAAAATTCTTAAAATATGTATCTGTTGTATTTTCAAGTCTAATTATATTATTAGCATTATACTGAATATACAGATCTTTAATGTTTTTAATTAAACTATATATCATATCTTGGCTATTTAAGGTATCATTTCTTGAAATATTTATTAATTCTTGACCCCCAATATTTTCAAATATAAGGTCAGACATTATTTCCACATCTAGTGCTGGATTACTAAGTGCAATAAGGGCTGGTGTGGCGACCTTAGTTGCTGGTGTTGCATTGCTTGTTGCTTGCGCCCTTGCTTGATTTGCTGTTGCATCTATACTCATTAGATAACCTCACTCAAAAAAATATTCATATCTGGTCCGCTACCATCTCTAGAATACTCTATATTATAAACAACAAATCTAGAATCTTGAGATCCAAGTTTGTCTATACTATTTTCTATATACTCAATTTTAACTATATCTCCTAGTTGTATCATTGGGTTAGCAAATATTTTTAAACCGATTGATTTTCTTGGTTTCATAATTTTTTTAATTACCCAAGACATTAGGTTGTTAGCATCATCATGGGTTTGAACATATGGCACCTGTAAGGAAAAATCCTTTTTGCCATAAGTCATTCTACTTAATTTTATATCTTCGTAATCTTTTGCAATTTTATGTGGATAAGAAACTAATGTTGATCCACTAACTGATGGATCTGATAAGTCACTATTCTTTGAAAAATATTCATCTACTGTTAAATCATTATTAGACTCTTGTGTAAAAGTTATACCTTGAATCCTCAAATAGTTTCCACTGCTTTCGTCTAGACTTAATGCTGTATCGGTTGAGTTAAACACCAAAAACTCTGCGCCATATGATCCAGCCCTAAAACCAGAAACTGTATATCCTTTTAATCTATTAAATGTTGGCGACAACTTTGCATATAGTGCTGGCCAAGCCTTATCATATTTAATATTGAATGAAGCAGCCTCTCTCATAATTGTTCCAAATTCCTCAAAATATATATTAAACTTTTTTGGCTCTGCAGAACTAATGCCAGTTAAGTATGTCGATTGCACTACACCGCTCATTGCGTACTTTCTAAAAGAATCGTTTGCATTTATTTCTGAATCACCAAAAGCAGATGCCAATTTAGCATCTAGTTGAAATTCTGTGTTTTGAGAATAATTATTTCCTAAAGCATATATATTTTCAAACATAACCCTAGAAGATCCTCTAACAAATAATGCCATATTGTTATAAACTGGAAGAGGCTTTGCATCATCTACTGTTGCAATTAAGTTATTGTTTAGATATAGGAAGAATCTTCGTACCTTTCCTATTTCTTGATACTCAACAGATAAATCATATACCGTTGGATTTTCTTCAGCAGCCATCCTGTATTGTCCAGTAAAGTTTCCATCGTCAACGATAATATTTGCAAGACCTTCCCAAAGTTTTACTGGTATAGCAGATGTTCCAGATTTTTCAATTTTATAAAATATTACATTATTAACATTTTCTTTTTGAGTTTCATTGAGATTGCTTGCTCCAAGTGCAACAACTTCAAAGTAGTATCCATTATTTGTTGCTGGATTAAGCATAAAGCCTAAACCTCCAGAACCGCCAACAACAGTAATATTTTTGTCTGGTGTTGTGCCTGGAACAATAAAATATGTTGATGCCCCTACTGGTGTCTGTCCACGGTTTGAGTCATTCTCAACTTTTCCAATAATTCTCATGCGTGTTCCAAAATGTTTATATTTATCTGTAAGTGGCTTATATACATACGAAATAAAATCAGTTGGTGATTCTGTTGTGGTAAATGCTGGACCATTCATAACTAGTGCAGAAGATTGAATTGTTCCAGACTGTGTAGAGAGTAATGAGTTTATATTTGATTCAGATATATATTTTGATGCCAAGAAGTTTTTTATAATACCGTTTCTAGTTGTTTTTTGTGCTAAAGTATTATTTACTCCTGCTGCACCAACCGTTGTTTCTGGTAATTGCTGATTTAGTCTAAACAAATACTTAGACTCCATTGTACATCCACGAACATTAGAGTTGTTTGACCAGTATGGATCTAGGCCTGCTGTATGAGAAACTACCGATGTTCCAAACTGTCCACGACCATGTTTTGCAACAGCACCATTTTTTAATTTATACACACCGTCTCTATCCTCGTAGTTTGGTTCTGAATAAATTCTAATTAAGCCAGTTGGATATATTTTTCCATTAAATGGTAAAGATGAAAAATACTTGTCATATTCTTGAACATTATTAATCCACACATCTCCAACTCCAGAGATGTTGTATTGAACTGCATCATATTTAATTATTTCTCCATTAGAGTAAAAGTATCCATTATATCTTGTAATCCAATAAACACCCTCACCTAAATCCATTACATTGTTAATAACAATATTATTTGACACAGTTGGAACACTAGAAGACAGTGTAGAGTTTAATGGTATAGCACTTAGCATGTATGTAGACTGATTTCCAATCTCACTATTAATTGACTTTGTGTTTTCTGTTCCAGAAACTTCCCACAAAAGTACTGGCTTATATATCCAGGTTTTTTCATTGTCAATTAAACTGGCTTGCTTTATGCTTCCTACAGATCTTTGGATGTGCCTTGTAGTATAAACAACTTTTCCATCATTATAAACCTCATTATTTTGTGCAGTTACCTCAATAATATTAGATAGTTTTGTATTAGTATTTTTATTTTTAATTACGCCAGTATCTTCAAAATCAACAGAGCCGTACAACGTTATATCAGTGCCTCTTTCTGTTAATGAAGGCATCATATAGTCTTTGCTCATCATTATAAAATTATTATACTCATCAAAAAACATTGTGGTCTGTGTCGAAACTGCTATATCTTGAAGAATTTCTGCAACGCTTTTTTCTGGTGGAATGAAGAAGTATGGAATAATTACTTCAGATTCATTTTCAACTCTTTTAAAAGCGTAGTTGGAAAATCCAACAGAATCTAGCAACAATGAAATTGCTGAACTAACTGATGTATTTCTTGATAATAATTGAGGAGCAGTTTGAGACTCAAGATAGAAGTATAAATCTCTTAATTCAATAGAAACCTCTTTTGATGTATTATCAAGAACTGGAAATCCATCTGCATACATTGCCTTAATTGGCAAGTAGTAGTTTACTCCATTTGGGCCTGTTATTGTTTCATAAAATTTAAACTGAATGTTTTTTGATACAAAACTACTAATAATG